GAGATCAAGACGATCGACGCGAGTGCCTTGGTATACGCCCTCGTCAACGCGGTCAAGGAATTGTCGGCGCGGATCGCGGCGCTGGAGGCGGCGAGGTGATCGACTTCCCCGTTTCGCCATCGGTCGGCACGATCCACGCATCGGGTGCTGTCGCGTGGCAGTGGGACGGCGAGAAGTGGCTCGCCACGACCTCCACCGTCTTCCTGCTGCGCAAGCTGGCGACCAACCCATCGGCCGGTCCAGGTGCCGGGACAGCCATCCTCTACGCCGTGCAGGGCGCCGGAACGAGCGCCACGCTGCGGGTGCAGGCCGGCACCAGCGCAACCCCGGCCGATCTGCTTGTGAATATCGGATCAGGGTTTTGATGCGGACCATCTGGGCTGCGCTCTGTCTCTTTCCCAGTGTCGCTCTGGCGCAGGGCTGGCCGGCAGTCAATAGCCCGATCCCGGCCGGGCGACAGGCGATCTCGGTACTTGGTTACGTTGCTGGCAACGCCGAGCTGAAGGGGGTCGGCGGTTCCGATCATCCTGCCGGGGTGACACGCCTGGGCTTCACCGCACCGGGCGATGGAGGCGCGGCAACTTATTTCTGGTCGCCAGCCAACTGCGCGAGCGCGGATGACGGCGCGCAGGTGCAGCCAACCGGCATAACAGGTTGCTGGCAGGCCGATTTCTCGTTTTTCAAGCCCAACGTCAAGCAGTGGGGCGCCAAGGGCGACGGCACGACCGACGATGCCAACGCGATCAACACGGCGCTGAGTTCGGCGAACAGTCTCAGTCTCGGCGAGATGAACTTCCCGGCGACATCGGCTTTTTACGGGATCTGTTCCGCGCACATCAATTACGCCCCGAGCAAGGCATTCCACGTGCGCGCTCCCAAGGGCACACGAATACAAGTGCTGCCTGCCTGCGCTTCGCCACCCAACGAGGTGTGGTACACAAACGTCCTCATTCCTCTTGGATCGAATATCTATCTCGGTAACAATGTCATCGAAGGACTGACGCTCGACGGGTATTGCAAGACAAAGTATGTCCTGCATCACGCTACAGGACAGGGTACGACCTACTACAATATGTTGATAAGGAGCGCGGCCCCTGGAAACGTGATCGCCGGGAGTGCGGGCGCGTATTTTGCCAACGGTAATGAGCGCCGGATGGGTGCCGGCAACGTCATTGCCAATGAAAACCGCCTCGGAAACATATGCTACACGTCGTCGGCCTCGTTGCCGACCTACGGAATGCGCGATGAGGGAGGTAACGACGATTTTACTGGGCTTCTCGTCGTAAACGCCCAGATCGGCATATACAACAATGGCGGCGACAACTTTTATGGACCGGGCACCCATGTCTGGGGTGGGCTGGACATCGACGGGAGCGGGCAGGGCGTCTACAACCCCGTCCTCGACGTAACTACCGGTATCCACCTCGTATCCAACGGCTCGGTTATAGGAGCCGAGATCGACCAGGCGAAGTCGTATGCCGTTTTGCTGGATGGCGGCGCGGAGGGCAGCCTGGGCGGTATGGTGGCGGTTGGAGTAAACTGTCGCTATGCGGCCGGTGGGCCGTCTGCGTCACAGTATTGCGTCCACCGGACGGCGACGCCGACCCAGTACTACGTTGCCGGCACCAACTCCCCGCAGCATACCGGCACAGCATCATCGGCTATTTATGGCGGGGTTCACTTTACCTCGCCACACCAGTTCGATGGGTTGGCATTACAGAACAGCACCAACGCTGTAGCGGCATTGTCGGCGCAGGATACCGGAGGCGATAACGGCACTCTGGTTCTTAACAAAGCTGGGGTTACAGGATTTCGTTGGCAAGCCGACGGCACGGCGATCGTCAAAAACCTGCCGACGAGCTGCTCTGGCAAGCCGTCCGGTACAGTCTGGTTGAACGCAGGCGCAATGTCGGTGTGCCCATGAGCGCCCTGATTGTGGCGATGTCCCTGGTGATCCTGCATCGCATCGACGGGGGCGAGGTTCTCGTGGCCCCCGAGCACATCACCTCAATGCACTCGAAGGCCCCGACCAGCGCACAGAACAAGCTAGTCACGCAGGAAGCGCGCTGCATCGTATGGCTCGCAGACGGTAAGCAACTGGTGGTGCTGGAGCCGTGCGAGACCGTGAAACGGCTGATGGAGGCGGCGCGATGAGCGATCTGTCCAAGCGCGAAAAGCGAATACTGGAGCGCGCCTATTGGCTGTGGGAAGAGGCCGGACGCCCACAGGGCCGCGACCAAGAATTTTGGGAGCGTGCCGAACGCGAAGAGCCAGAGGAGGAAGAGTGATGTTTGGAGGAGGGGGTGGCTCTGCCCGCCCGCCAGATCCGCCGCCACCGCCTGCGGCCCCGCCCACCTATGCCTCGCAGGCGAGCGTGCGCCCGAATACCAACATTGGCCGCTTCGGCACGCTCAGCGACACGATCCTTACTGGGCCTCTTGGTGCAAGTGGTGGCGATGTACGGAATAAAGTCTTGTTGGGACAATGAGCGAAAAGTACCGTAAATACGCACAAGAGCGGATAGAGGCGCTCCGCACTGTGCGGATGACTTGGTATTTGCACTGGCGTGACCTATCCAGTTACATTCTGCCGCGCCGGTACAAGTGGCTCATATCCGCTAATGATAGGTCGCGTGGAGCGGACATCAATACAAACATAATAGACTCGACCGGCACACTTGCGGCCCGTACCCTCGCCAGTGGGATGATGAATGGGATTACCTCTCCAACCCGCCCGTGGTTCAAGTTGCGGATCGAGGGCTACGAGGAGGATTACGAAGTCCAATCATGGTTGAGTGACTGCGAGCGCCGCATGTTGACGGTGTTCCAGGCGTCAAACTTCTACCAGTCGATGGCTATCATGTACTTCGACCTGGTAGTGTTTGGCTCAGCGTGCATCATCATCTACGAGAACTATGACAACATCATCCACTGCTTCAACCCCTGTCTTGGCGAGTTCTTTTTCGACCTCAACAACAACCTCGAGGTCGGTACCGTAGCGCGCGAGTTCGTACTGACTTATGGGCAGATGGTAGAGGAGTTTGGGGAAGAGAAGGTTTCGCCGGAGGTGCGGCGCGGCTATGAGCAGGGTTCGCTGAAGTCTCAAGAGAAGCGGATCGGCCACATAATAGAGCGTAACACCGGCGATTTCGATCTAGTCCCAAAGAAATTTCCATTCCGAGAGGTCTATTGGGAGATAGGCTCCCCGAACAACCTTCTGTTGCGAAGCCGGGGCTTTTACGATTGGCCCTGTATGACCCCGCGATGGGACGTTCAGAGCAACGATCCCTATGGACGCAGCCCCGGAATGGATGCCCTTGGCGACATCAAACAACTCCAGAAGGAGACTTTGCGCAAAGCACAGGCCATTGACAAGATGGTAAACCCACCCATGCTGGCCGATGTCCAGCTCAAAAACCAGCCAATGTCCCTCCTTCCCGGCGGGATGACCTACGTGAGCGGTCTCGGTAGAGATAGGGAGGGCGCACGCCCGATCTACACCATAATGCCTCCCATTGCCGAGATGATGCAGGACATCCGCGAAGTCCAACAGCGCATCAAGATCACCTTCCACAACGACCTCTTTACCGGCATCACCGATCTCCAGACGGTGCGGACGGCGACTGAGATAGATGCGCGGCGCGAAGAGAAGCTGGTGCTGCTGGGGCCGGTGTTGGAGCGGATTGAGTCGGCCCACGAGGGACTCGGGAATGGGATCGACAGGGTATGGGGGATTATGTGGCGCGGCCAGCTCCTTCCTCCACCGCCCGCCTCGCTGCGTGGCACCCCCACCAACATTCAGGTAGACTACATCTCGATGCTTGCGATGGCACAGAAGGGCATTGCCACTGCTGGGATCGAGAAGCTGTGGGGCTTCGCAGGTAATCTGGCCGCGGTTATCCCGAACATCCTCGACAAGTTGAACCCGGATCAGACAATTGACGAGTACGCTGCGGCGCTGGGCGTATCCCCGAAGATAGTGGTGGGTGACGAAGAGGCGGCGGCGGCTCGCGAGGGGCGTGCTGCGCAACAACAGGCGGCTCAGGCCGTCGAGATGGCCTCGACCGCGGCTCAGGGAGCGAAGACACTCTCGGAGACAGATGTGGGTGGTGGGGCAAACGCACTCCAACTAATGCTGGGTGGTGGCGGTGGCTAAGACCAAGTTTACGCCCGAGCGGGTGGCGGAGATGCAGGCATTGGGGCGCTTTTTGGGCGAACCTGCCGGGCGTCGGTGGCTCTACCAGCTCATGACCGAGTGCAATGTATGGACAACCTCTGGCGTATCCAATGCCCTGAGTCTCGCCTTCCGAGAAGGATCACGGTTCGTGGGCCTTCGACTGCAAGCCGAAGCCATGCAAGCTAACCACGATATGTACCTCAAGATGTTGAAGGAGATGGAAGTTGAGCGACCAGGCGCAATTGGCACCCGAGGCTTCGGCACCGACGACCCCGACGGAGACACTGGAATCGACGCTGACATCTGAGACGCAAGCACCAGCCCCGTCGGTTCTTGGAACCGAGCCGGCGCCGGCGCCTGAGCCGTTCGACGCCGAAAAGATTACTCTTCCAGAGGGATTGTCGAAGGACGATGCCCTCTTCGGAGACTTCACGAACCTTGCAAAAGAGCATGGCTTGCCCATGCCCGTCGCGCAGACCCTGGTCGATCTGGCCGCGAAGCAAGTCCAAGCTGCCAACCAAAAGCTTCAAGCGAGTTGGGACAAGCAGAATGCGGACTGGCAAGCGGAGGTACGGAGCGACAAGGAAATCGGGGGCGACAACCTCCAAGGCGTGTTGCAGACATTTTCCAAGGTTGCAAGCGATCCTGAGTTGTCTGATCCGAAGTTTCGTGAGGCACTAGCGTTTACCGGCGCGGGAAATCATCCAGCGATAGTACGGACACTGGCACGGTGGGCAAAAGCCTTATCGGAGGGGGGTCCGGTACGTGGAACACCGTCCCAGGTAATGCAACGGCCGACAACTGTTGGCGAAGCCATCTACGGCCCAGGCGGGCCGCATACTGGCGGACCACGACTTCAATAAGGATCTGAAACATGGCAGTACTTGGAACAACCGTCCTAACCTACGCTGATTGGGCAAAGCGGGTCGAGGACGGATACCGCATCGGCACCATCATCGAGTTGCTCTCGCAAACCAACGAGATCCTCTTGGACATGCTCGTTCTAGAGGGCAACTTGCCCACGGGCCACAAGACGACGGTCAGGACCGGCCTTCCGACTGCAACCTGGCGCTTACTCAACTACGGTGTCCCTAACTCGAAATCGACCACCGCGCCGATTATTGACACTTGTGGGAACTTGGAGGCATACGCGCTGGTTGATAAGGACATCGCCGATCTGAACGGAAACACCTCCGAGTTCCGTGGCAGCGAGGTAGTAGCATTCCTCGAAGGGATGAACCAACAAATCGCCTCGACGATCATCTATGGGAACCAGGCGGTTAACCCGGAACGCTTCACAGGGTTTGCCCCTCGCTACAGCACGGTGACGGCGGCGAACGCACAGAGCGCGGCTAATGTCGTAGACATGGGCGGCACTGCTGGCACGAATACCTCCATGTGGATCGTCACCTGGGGCGCCAACACCACTCACGGCATCTTCCCGAAAGGCAAGATGACCGGCCTCCAGCACCGCGACATGGGTGAGTGGCCCGTCCAAGACACTGCTGGCAACACCTACCAAGCCTACAGGGATCACTTTAAGTGGGAGATCGGTCTTGCGGTGCGGGATTGGCGCTACAACGTGCGNCTCGCCAACATCGACGTGACGCTCCTGAANGGTGCGTCAGCGGCCAATCTGATCAATGGGATGGTCCGNGGCCTCTATCGCTTGCCGACCGCCTCGCCTTCGGCAACGGGCATCCAGACGTCGGATAGCCCGCAGATACAGGGGTCTATGGGCAACACCGCGATCTACTGTAACCGCGTCGTGCGGACGTACTTGGACCTCCAGGCGATGAACAAGACCAACGTCCTGTTGTCGCTGCAAGAGTTCCAGGGACGCGTCGTCACCATGTTCCGAGGTATCCCGATACGGACGGTGGATGCCATCCTCTCTACCGAAGCGCGCGTTGTTTAAGGAGCTATGAGATGATTGAAGATGGCGCATTGATATTCACCGGCACGCCCGGCTCGACAACCGCAAATTTCGACACGCCGACCACTGGCACCCAACAGTCAACCAACGTGATTGATCTAGTGAACCCGAGGGACATGGGCATCGGAGACGACCCAGCGCTCAAGCTGCTGGTCACGGTCAAGACAGCGTTCACTGCCGGCACCAGCTTGCAGGTGCAGTTCCAGGGGGCGCCCGATGCCGGCGGCGGAACGCCTGGCACCTATGTGACCTATGTGGAGAGCGGTGCGATAGCGGAGGCTGATTTGATCGTGGGCCGCTATCTGTTGCCTATAGACGTCCCGCGCCCGCCTCCCGGCGTACCACTCCCGCGGTTTTACCGTTTGCAGTACGTTACCGTCGGAACACACAGCACCGGCCAGATCCACGGCGCACTGGTCCTCGATCGCGCGGACTATGTGGGATACCCGTCGGGCATTACAGTACCGAACTAGGAGGAACCCCATGAAATACAGGTTGTTAGGACCGCACGTACTGGCCGATGGTCAGCAACTCGATGCGGGTACTGAGGTCGGCGACGACACCGACATTCCCTGGAAAGACATTGATGGGAAGGATATGGAGCCGACCACGCAGATGGAGGGGCTCGACGATGCCTCTCGCGACAAGGTGCGCGAGGTGCATCAACGCCTCTACGGGCAAGGCCCCTCATGGGAACGCGGACAGAGTGACGCCGCGCGGGAAGCTCACGAAAAGCAGGCCGAAGAGCAGCGCAAGCTCGATGAAGGCTCGGAGCCGGTCAGCGAACAGCAGCGGCTGGAGCGGGACTACGAGCGGGATCGTAAGGAAGGGAAGAGAGGCGAGGCCGCGATGGCACCTACGATCCCTCCAAGGGCGCCCGTGACCTCTCCGCCGGGCGCAGCACGCCAACCCTCGCACACCTCCGCAGCCTCGCCGACGCGCAGCGGACAAACGGCCCCAGCACCAGGTCCAGCGACGCCCAAGGTGGATAAGGACGAGGTACGGCCCACTAAGCCGAACGAGGAACAATACCCCAAAGGCTAACTCTCCGGCCTGAGGGTAGAGTCCGTCTCGTTTCCTGTCCCTAGCGGGACGGACTCGCATAGGAGGATACGATGGCAAAGTTTAGGCTGCTTTCAGCACACCAGTTGAGGAACACAGACCTCAAGGCGGATGTGCTTCTTCCCGGCGACAAGGAAACAGAGCATCTCGGGGAAGAGCGTGGAATGATCGTTGGAGACGGAACAACGTATCCAGTGATCCACGCTACCCTCGAGATGTTACCGTTGGATGAGGAAGCAGAGGCGATGTTGAATGTGGAGCGAGAACGACTGGTCCGCAATCACGCCTCAATGAACCCGGTAGATCAGCTCCCGGTGCAGGTTTTCGGTGGACGAGACGATTACGACGACCGATATATCCCCGGTTTCCCTGGCATACCTCGCCCTCAGCGTGGTCCGCACTTGGTTGAGGACAAGTAGTGATGCGCCATATCGCGCTGGCACTTGCCTTCGTGCTGGGTGGGTCGCTCGCGAACGCCCAAACCTTCGTGGCTCCGCTTAATCAAGTGGAAATTGACCAGCAAGTCAGCCCCGCCGCTGCTTCGAGCTTCCTGTTCAACAGCCCGAGCAAAAGCCTCGCCGCGCTGACCGTGGTCGCGGGCGCCAGCGCCGGGTACGCTCTGGTACTCGATGCGGCTACGCTGCCGGCAAATGGTGCCCTAACGGCGTGTGCGGGGCCAGCGACGGCCCGTCCCTGCCTGATGTGGTGCGCTCCAATAGCCGCGAACGGCTACGTCGATAAGCAGTGGAACTCGCCGATGTCCTTCAGCACGGGCGTGCTGGCGGCCTTCTCTACGACGGGCTGCGCTTCGCTTACTGCCTCCGCGACCGCACAAATCTTTGGACAGGCCCCGTAGATGAAGAAGCTCGCTATCGCTGTGCTTGCGCTGTGCTCCCTTGCGACTCCAGCCGGGTCGCAAAACGCGATAACGCAGGAGGGTACCGTCCTCCAGAACTCTCCGATGATGTTCAAGGGGAACAATCGGTCGCGCCAGGGAGCGACGGTCAATGGCGCCCCGTTCGGACAGTCGGTGACGACCGGCGACAGCGTGATCGGGGGTCGCTGCGACTACAGCGGCCCGACCGACGACCCGCTCGGCTATTACAAGCTGTGCATTGACGGGGCTAACGGCAAGATCATCCTCGATGGCACTCGCACCCCACAGCACAACCTGGTCTTTTCGATAAACGGCACCGACTACTCGTTTCCGGTTGGCGCGGTAGGTCCAGCCGGGCCGGGAGCGGGGATGAACTCGTCCGCCGCGTGCGATGGAACAACCGATGTCACCGCTGCAATGCAAGCGGAGGTTAACGATTATTCAAATGCGGGTGGCGGTGTCTACCACATTCCAGTTGGTAAGGGCTGTGTGGTCGGCACCACGACGCATCTGGAGATACCGTACAACGTCCAGTTCTCTTGCAGTATGACGGCTGGCGGCTACTGGCCCAGCCACAACTACCAGAACTACGCCGATTTCCTGGTCGATCCCTCGCACACGATCCGCACGGTAACTCCGACAGCGCCGCAGGGCGGGCGCAGCGGGATGTGGGGGTGCCTGGTCGTCAAAAAGGGTTTTGTTGGCGGCACCGATCTACGCGGTGTCCTTAATTCGATCAATGCGTTCGCAGGTACCGCCTTCGTATGCACTGGTTCCGGAGCTGTCGCTGGTCAGGTCGATGTTGAACTGCGCAACAACATGTTCATCGGCTTCCAGACCGCAGTGGTTACCTCGTGCGACAGGTTCCATTTTGTCGGCAACCGGGGCGATGCGACGAATTTCCTGTCGGTGCTGGTGTGCAACGACATTTGCGAGATCCACGACGACCACGCATGGCCGTTCGCAAGCAGTCCGTATCCAGGGTCGCTGGGTAATGGCGGCCAGGCGCAAACGACTAATGTAACCTCGGCGGTCATTTCCGGCGGCAATATACTAACCTTGGGTTTCGCCGCGCCGCCCGTCCCGTTCGTTACTGGCGACACGGTGGTGCTCGCCAAGATCGGTGGTGTCACCGGAGCGCAGTGGGGCCGGTTTACCGCGACAGTGGTTGACCCGACACACATCTCCGTGCAAGGCACGTTCAGCGGAGCGTTTACATCAGGCGGCACGATCCGCATCTCGTCGATGCGCCGGACAGGGACCGCATTCAACTTCGCGGCTGGCGGCGGCGGCGGGCCGCTGGCAAGACACCTAACGAACTTCGGGCACGACATCGGCATCCATTATGCCGGCGGCAGCGCGACGCACTGCGATGGGTGCTGGATTGATAACGATGTCAACATCGCAAACCTGGACCCGGTGCCGGTCGCGGTATTGTTGGACGGGGTATCCGGACTGACCAACTACTACCAGGGGTATCTCAATTCGCCGGGCAAGGCGGTCATGAAAAATGACGCCTCGATCTTTACGATCGGGCCGGGCACTCAGTTGGCCTCGCTGAACACCCTGGTCGGGACCAGCGTCGTACATGTGCTGAAGGGGTCGCTACAGGCATCTTCCGCCAACGTGTTCACCGACTTTGGTCAAGGTGTCGGGAGTGCGTTGTATATCGGCAGCGCGTCCAGTTCGGTCGAGATTTATGGCGGACCGCTGAGTGGTGGGGTTACGTTCGAGGGCGGCAACGCCGACTGCCCTAAATTGCGGGCCAATGGTTCGGTCGGACCCTGCACCTACACGCCGACCTACACGGGAGCGGCGATTGCCGGCACACCACTGCAAGCTCTGTGGTGGAATAATGGCGGGCGCACGACGGTGTACTATGTAGACAGCGGCAAGACCGTGAGCAGTCAGACCGCGGCGCAGTTCTCGATCAGTATGCCGACTACGGCGGCGTTCGGCGGGAGTTGTTCGATTGGCGCGCTGGCCGCGGCTATGACTGCTGGTCATACGCAACACGTTGCCAACATCCCGGCAACCACGAACCAGGCACGGTTTGCTCAGATAGCATCTGCCACTGGTGCCAACGATATTCTAGCTGGTACGGCACTTGGTTCTCCTAACCTTATCTCGATGATGTGTATTTACCAATAGGTGTTGCCATGCCGCTTTCAACCGACGAGTTCATCCTGACCCACCGGGTTGTGACCGGGGTGGTAGACCAAGAGCCAATCGCCGTCGCGATACGCTTCATTATGGAGGCGTCTCCGTGCGGTGACGATCCGGGCTGGAGTGATTTGGTCCTGGAGAACGGTGAGGAGTGGACCATCGCCACGCCGTTCGGCGAACTGGTGCCGACGTCCCGTGGCTGACCAGCTTGAGGTGGCACGTGAGGCGCTGGCCCAGATCGGCACCCGATCGAAGATCGCCTCGCTCGACGATGGCAGCGCGGAAGCGACGTACATCAACTTGCTCTATGGGCCGATCCGCGACTTCCTGTTGACCGATGGCGACTACGATTTCTCGCTGGTTGCAACCGAATTGGTCCCGATCACCGTTCCTCCGGCCCCACCGTGGCTCTACGGCTATGTCTACCCGGAGGATGCGCTGCGCATCCGCCAACTCTTTCCGAAAGACTACGAGCCCCTCGACCCACACCCGATCGAGTGGACGATCAGTTCGACCTTGGGGGTCCGACAGATCAGCACCAGGGCCGAAGCGGTCCAGGTCCACTACACGCGGGCCGTCTCCGAGGGGCTGTGGGACGCGATGTATCGCCAGGCATTTGTGCGGATGCTGGCGAGCGCGCTGGCCTTCGCGCTCGAGAACCGGATCGAGGCGTCGAAGGTCAAATTGGACGAGGCGCTGGGGTTCGCCGGGATCGCCAAGGTGCGGGACATGTGAGATGTCGGAATTTCTTGATAAGCTGCGCAGTGATGCAGATCGCGAACGTACTGAGGCATGGGATCGCTGGTACAAAACTTTGCCTGACGATCTCAAACGCAAACTATCGGTGCATGACTTTCGCCGTCTCGGAGAGTGCTTTCGCATCGCCTTTAACATTCCGAAGGTTCAACCTCCTGATGAGTGGAGACGTTGATCCATGTCGATCGAGAGTGTCATCAACCAGGCCCTTGACCGCATCGGGTACAAGCGCCACATCGGCTCGATCTGGGACGGCAGTCCGGCGGCGCGGGTAGCCCTCAACGCCTGGGCCGAGACCCGCGATGCCCTGTTGGTACGGACCAAGCCGGAGTGGGCGCGCGACGATGTGCCCCTCGAAGTGTTGAAGCGTGCCCCGCCCTATTACGACGAGCAGACACCATGGGACCCAGTGCGGCACCCGGACCTGCCGTGGCTCTACGAGTACGCACAACCAGACAACTGTCTGGTTCCCCTTGCGTTGAAGCCCCGGCCGCACACCTTGCCGGTCTGGCGTCCACACGCTATGCGCTTTCGGGTCAAGACAGACGAGAGCAACTACGTCCTTCTGGGGAACGATCCAGCCCCGATCCTCACATGCATAGTCCATACCCACGACCCCGATGTCTGGTACGAGGACTTTAAGGAAGTGATGATCGTCACACTGGCGAAGAAGTTCGAGGCGGCCCTCGGCCACCCGACCACGAAGCAGCAGGAGCCTAAAGATGCCAACGACGCCAGATGACATCGTTAATGAGGCACTGGATGAGATCGGGGTCGAGGAGATCGGCGACATTCATGAGGGATCGCGGGCAGCGAACGTAGCGCGCAGGAACTACGATCCGATGCTGCGGGCTATGCACGCTGCGGCACCGTGGAACTTCGCCCGCAGGCAGCGTCAGATCGACATGCGCGGCGACGCCTCCGGAGAGTACCACACCAATCGCTCGGTACCACAGCCGTGGGCCTATATGTACGAGTGGCCCAACGACTGCGTACATGCGAGGTGGGTGCTTGGACTAGACGCTTATGCGCTGGACACGAGTGGGGCGCCGCTGAACGCGATGCCGGCGTGGAACCGTCCAGCTCCCTTCATTGTGACCGACGCCCCGCTTCCCAACAACATCGAGAGCGATTGGAGCCAGACCGAGGGCCACAACCCTGAGTCAACGCGAGTTATTGCAACCAACCAACTCGGGGCGATGCTCGTCTATACAGGGCTGGTCATGTACCCAGATGCGTGGGACGCCGGCTTCCGGCGAGCGTTCGTCGCAGCGCTCGCCGCCCGCCTTGCGATACCGTGCATCGAGGATAAGGCGCAGGCGCGGGCTATGCGCAGCGATCAACTCCAGATAGCGCGGGAGGCGCTGATCGAGGCGAGGGTCCGCGACGGTAACGAGGGTTGGACCATGACCGATCACACTCCCGATTGGATTAGGGCACGTACCGCGCATGGCTGGTGGGGAGGTTGGCACGCGCATGGGAGTGGCTGGTCCAACTACCCATTCGTCGAGGACGCAGGAGGAGTATACTGATGATTGTTAAGCTCAACTTCACTAATAAGATGACGGTTCCGGTACTGGTCCGAAGCAACATGGCGAGTGGACAGCCGCTTGCTCCCAACCAACAGCTTGAGATGACATTCGAGATGCAACCTGGTGAGGACGGTGTTGCTGATCTGACCATAATCTGTGAACCGGATAACTGATGCCCGACAGGGAAGCCCCAGTCAGTTTAGCGCAGCATAGCTTCGCTACCGGCGAGGTCAGTCCCGGTTTCTACGGTCGCCAGGACATCCAGAAGTATGGGAGTGGCTGTGCGGTCCTACGTAACTTTTATGTGGATCCTCGCGGCGGCGCAACGGTTCGCCCTGGCACCCAATTTATCGGCTACCCAGCCACACCCGGCTACTGCCGCCTGATACCTTTCCAGTTCTCGCCGGATGTCGGTCAGAGCTATGTGTTAGTGTTCAGCGCCGGTCACATCCGTTTCATCAAGAACCCCGGCACTGCTTCGTACCCAAACGGCTCGAATGCCGGCTTCATCCAGAGCGGCGGCGTCGCTTACGATGTGGCGACGCCCTACACTGAAGCGGACATCCGTGAGTTGCACTATGTACAGATGGCCGATGTTATGTGGCTCGTTTGTCGCAACCGCACGCGGAAGAAGCTGTCGCGCTTTGCCGACGATAATTGGACCCTGACCGAGGTGTCATCTACTCCGAGCATTGCCGCGCCAGTGATGTCGAGCGTTACTGTTAGCGCCGCAGCGACGGGGGTGACGCCGGCTCCGGCGGTAGAGACTCGTTATATGTACGCAGTCAGCGCGGTAAGTGCGGATGGCGATGAGAGCCTGCCGTCGGTGCCGATGGTCAGCGATGCTGGGATCAACATCGGGGTCACGCAGGGCACGGTGACGGTGCGGTGGAACGCAGCCCCTGCGGCATACTTCAAGGTCTGGAAGGCTTTGCCGGCGCACGGCAACCGCGTTCCACTGCCCAACGAGCAGTTTGGCTTCTGCGGATACAGCTACGGGGTCGAGTTTACTGACTCGAACATCGTAGCCGATTTCGCACAGGCACCGATCTCGGCATCAGATCCGTTCGCACCGGGCGCGCTTACCGGCTACGCCATCTCGAACGCTGGGTCAGGGTATATGCCGGGTGCAACGACGATCACGGTCAACGACTCCACTGGCACCGGGGCGGTAGTGTATCCGGTAATGGGTAGCAATATAGCGGGAACAGGGGGCGGCATTGTTGGCCTCTACATCGCCAACCCAGGCCACAACTACACCGCGCCGACCGCAACCGCTGTAGGTGCTGGGACCGGGTTCGCTGCTACCTTTACGGTTGGGCCCTCACTTGGCCTCGATCCAGGCACAGTTGGCATCTTCCAACAACGCCTGGTTTATGCCTCCAGCATCAATAAGCCGATCTCTTTGGCCGCATCGCGCCCCGGAGCGCCGGACGATTTCCGAGTTAGCAACCCTGTGACAGATGGCGATGCCTTCCAACTCGATATATTTGATCAACAGGTATCGCGGATCTTTTGGCTTCATTCGCTACCGGGTGGCCTCTTGATCGGTACCAACTCCCACGTCGTCCAGCTCACGGGCGGCAGCAATAACGTCGGTAATCCTGTCGCGGTAACGCCTACCAACGCGGTTGTAGTACCGCAGTCACAATTTGGTGCGGCGGATGTTGAGCCGATTGTGATAGACCACAATGTGCTCTACGTTCGCACTGAGGGTAGTATTAACGAACTCAGCTACAACTTCTATGCCAACATCTACGCAGGTAAAGACATCACAATCCTGTCCAACCACTTCTTCAACGAGATGCGGGTGCTCGATTGGGCCTACGCAGACTCGCCAGGTAAGATAGTGTGGGCGGTGCTCGATACTGGAACGTTGCTGTCCCTTACCTACGTCAAAGATCAGGAGATAGCAGGGTGGGCGCGGCACGACACCCCGAACGGTATTGTTGAGTCTATCACTACGATCCAAGAGGGCGAGGTCAACGCGGTCTACTTCTCGGTGCAGCGGTTTGGGTCACGGTGGATAGAGCGGCAAGCTCAACAGCACTTGTTCCAAGCATCGGATGCTTGGCAACTCGATGGGGCACTGTCAATCGCCTCGAACTTTCCGAATGCCCAGCTGGATATTGGCGGGCAGACCGGACGACAGCTGGCAGTAGCTTCGGCTCCCATTTTTCTTCCTGGGCACATCGACTATTACCAGATACACGCGGTCAACTCGAGAGGCACTATTGTCGAGTATTTTAGTCCTACACAGGTGATGGTTGAAATCGACTCGGCGCGACCGTTCTTTGCTCAATCGTTGTATCCGGGGTTGTGGCGCCTGGACCCGGTGCTGAGCACCGTCACTGGGCTCGCCCATATGGAGGGTACCACTGTTTACGCGCTGGTGGATGGTGTAGCGCAGGGGCCGTTTACGGTGGTGGGCGGCGCAATCACCCTGACGACGCCGGGATCACAGGTGGTAGTTGGCTATCGGTACCAAGCACAGCTACAACCACTCTATATCGAGACGCCGGAGGCCGCTACAATCCAAGGGAAGCGAAAGAAAGTCGCTGCCGCGTCGATCCGAGTACACAATACTGTTGGCCTTAAGTACGGTCCCTCTTTCACCGCTCTACAGCCGTGGACTCAGGGCACCTCCTCGACCGACGAACAACCGCTCCTACCATATTGGGCGCTTGGCCTCTATAGCGGCGACCAGAGGATTTGGCTCGATCAGGTATTCTCGGTTGGAGGGTGGGTGTGCATACAGCAGGATAACCCGTACCCGGCCACCGTAATCAGCATCATGCCAGAATTGGCTCAAGGAGATGTGATGTGAACATCACCTTCAGGGATGCGGAGCGCCGCGACGCACTCGCCATAGTACCGTACCTTCGGGAGAGGGATCGCCTCAACCTGGTGCGACAGGGCAACCCGGTCGAAGTGATTAACGAGGCGATGTCAACGAGTATCTCGAACTATGTGGGCGTCGCCGAGGGTGTTCCTGCGGTTATGTGGGGCCTTCGCGCCGCCCAACTCCTCGATGACAGTGCATATGTGTGGATGCTTGGCACCTCCGTAATCGACGACCACCCAATCCACTTCCTGCGATACTCACGAGCCGCCCTCAAGTTGATGCGACAACGCTACCGAGTGCTTTATGGAGAGATCGAGGTGGACTATAAGGCGTCGCAGCGGTGGCTACGCTGGTGTGGGGCGGAGATAACTCCACATGAGCGCCACTTGATGTTCGTGCTGCGCAATGAGTGAGAGGGGGCTTAACGCCCTTACGCTTGCAGTGGTAGTGGCGCTGATCATGATTATGGTGGGGATGGTGGTATGGGCCCTGAGGTAATGCTTGGCACACAGGCGGCTAGTACGCTATTCAGCGCAGTAGGTGGGATAAAGCAAGGTGCAGCGGCAGCAGGCGCAGCCAAATATCAGGCACAGGTAGCACGGAATAACGCCACCATTGCGCAACAGAACGCTGAGTATGCCTCACAGGCTGGTGAAACCGCGGCGCAAGCACAAGACCTTAAGGCGCGGTCGGCCCTTGGCTCGATACGGGCAGCGCAAAGCGCAAGCGGTCTGTCGGTAGACAGTCCTTCACTGCAAGATGCTTACGAGGGGTCGGCGCAAGTATATCGGCTCGATACCGCGAACATCGTGCAGAACGCAGCGCTGCGGGCGCGCGGATACCAAGCGCAAGGAGCCGAATATCTGGCCGAGGCCGATCTTCAGGATCGTAAGGCCAGCGACTCGCAGAGCGCCGGGCTTCTGAGCGCTGGTGGCTCGTTGTTGAGCGGGGCCTCGAGTTTCGCCGATAAGTGGGCCAGATACAAGCCAGTGCAAGGAACCGTATAGTGCCTCTTCTTCCTGCCAGTGGCTACGCGACGCCTGCCGCACCAACGATTGAACCCTCTCCGGTTCCATCAACGCCTTATCAGCGCATCGACGCGCCAGTGGGAGCCTTTGGTGGCGCAACCAGCCAAGCCCTAAGCGGCTTCGGTAAATCGCTGGGCGAAGCTGCCGGCCACCTCGAGAACATCCAGCAGTTCTACGACCAAGTGGTCGTAGACGAGCAGAAGAACTCTTACGAAACCAAGGTCAACAATAAGCTGTATGGTGATCCCTCTATGCCGGGGGACACTGGGTATATGGGATCGCAAGGCAAGAATGCCCTTGAGGGACGTGAAGGGGTACGTCGGGACATCGACGCGATGCTCTCGGAACACCGCTCAACCCTGAAGAACGCCAATCAGCTTCGGCTTTTCGATCAGGACGCCTCGCGCTATCGAAATGTGGTCCTGAACCAAGTGGGGCGGCACTACGATGAGCAGTATAACAAACACGCTGCCGCTGTTGCAGACGATACCCTCAAACTCAAACTTCATGAGGGCGCAGTTGCTGCGAACAACAATAACTTTAACCAGCTTAAAGGGTCGTTGGAGTCGGCCCTCGTTGCAGATGAACAAGCATTGCGTCTGCGTGGAGCCGATGATGTCACGATCAAGAACCATAAAGCAGTCATCATTCAGGGTTTCACTGCTACCTGGGCTGAGACTGCAATAGAGCGCAATGCGCCGGAGGGCAAACAGTTCGTCCTCGATCATAAGGACGAGTTGGGCGACAAGTACGACAATTTGCTGCACAAGGCCACCGCGGCGAGCACGCAGTACGATGTAGAACGGATGAAGAATGGGCTGCCGCCGGTAACGTCGCAGCCCAATTTGGTAAGGGGTGGGGCGGTAGGCGATGCAGTCGATAAATTCCTCGATCTTACCGCACAGCATGAGAGCGGCTGGCGCAACATCCACCAGGGACTCGTTTCGCCAACGGTGAGTACAGCCCAGGGCTATTACCAGATAACTAACACAACATGGAGGTCATTTGCGCCAGGGGCTGGTGTGGACCTCGCTAAGTATCCTACTGCGATGACTGCACCTCCGGAGATGCAGCGGCAAGTGGCCCGACATATCGTCACCACTAGCGGTGTACAGCATTGGACCGACTACAATCCGACTCTGCGTTCATCGGCCTTGAGTGTAGGACTTCCTGTATCCGGACCTATTAGTGGATCATCGACCGCCCCGGCGCAGCCTTCGCCAACTGCGGGAACCGACCAACCACCAGGAACTCTTACGCCTCCCAGCGCCCCTCCCAGCGCCCCACGCCCAGTCACGGCGATTGGCGACAGTCTCACCCAACACCTCGTTAACCAGGGCGGCGCCCAGGGTAAAGGCGACCGCTCCAAGATAGGGAACTATCGTCCTGGCGACACCACTGTCAGTGGGTTCAACTCGCAGCAGATCCTCGACACGGTGATCCCTAACTTGCCAGCAGAGCTGGTCAAGGGCAAGGACGTAACGTTTTCGACTGGCATATCCAATTACAACAACGACAAGGATATGCAGAACTCCTTGCGAAACATCATCCCGGCACAGCTAGCTGCGTTGCATGAGCAAGGCGCAAAGAATATAGTAGTGATGGGGGTTGGTCCAGCAGAGAAACTGAAAGGGGTTAATGAGGCTCTGGCGGCGATTGCGGCCAAACATGCGGACTGGGGCGTCACATTTGCGGGGCCGCAGCGCGCACCGAACCCTGGCGACCCAGAAAAGCTGCACTCCCGCGATCAGAAAGCGGAGATGGGTGCGGTACAAGCGGCACTCGCAACGCGATACGGGCAACCTGCGTCAGCAACGACTGCGGTGTCCTCGACGCCCGAGGCAGGTGTGCAAGCTACCGCTAAGGATTTGCGTGCAAAAGCTGCAAGCGATGGTGCACCCCTCACTATTCGCACCTTAATGCCAGAAGAGGTTGATAAGGCAGTCGCCCATACCGGCTTTGGCCCTGACCAGCCCCTTGACCTTGCCAACCCGCAGGTGTTAGCAAAGACCCTCGAGGCTATAACCCTTACCAAAACAGGAAAATTGACCTCGGCCGATAAGCAGGTTATAACGCGCGCGGTCAATATGAAGCCGGAGGACGTAGCGACACAGACTGTGACGCAGGTGCCCGGCGCGCCGATGCCCTCTCTACCACCTAATGAACCTGGCGAATTGCCCGACGGCGAAGTGCCCGGCCTCCTCGAGAAGTTGAAGCAGGGCGCAAAGCTCTTGCCGCCCGGCGCTAAGCCAGAGGTGTGGAACGCTTATGTGCGCTCGGTGCGCCAGGACGCGAATATGGCGTACAACCAGCAAATGCACGCTGAGCGCCAACATGCTATAGCTCAAGCAAAAACAGATAAAGAGATAGGTGGTCAGTATTATGAGCGGATGGTACCTGGCGGGACCAACCGGCCATCGGACGCTGAGATAAGGACCGACAAGCGGCTCAGCTTGAAGATGCGAGAGAACCTGATTGGGGCATTGAATGCGCCTAATCATCCACAACCGAACCAAGCTGTGTCCGAGGCTAATCGGGTGGAAGCGTACCAGCGGTTAGGAGGAGAAGTGAATGGCAAACCACAGCTTAGGACCACAGACGAGATAGCTGCACTGATGTTTCATCCAGATGTAAACCAACGCATCACTTGGAACCAGTTTCAGTCTCTCGATGAAGTGCTTCAAAGGAAGAACCACGCGAAGCGTCAAGACACACAGCCACACATAACCCAACTCCTCAAAGACGCAGAACGGGTAATATTCCCGCTCAAACATATGAAGGATGGAGTAGGGATTAAGATGGATGAGGAAGGTCCGGTGCGCGAACGCCGGTACCAGAATTTCATAGAGAACACTGTAAACGACTATATAACTGAAGGGAAGGACGTGCGGAAGCTGTTTGATCCTGGGGCGCCGGACAAGCCCAACCCTGAGTATTTGGGGAGCCGCGCTATCTTAGATAGGTTTGGTGCGGGGGCGAAGCCATTCGGGAGAGGACAGGCGAACACTGTGTACCCGACTGAGGGTGAGCTTAAGGATAATCCCTCGATAATGAAGGCGTATAGAGAGGGACGATTTGGTGAATTTGGGACAGCAGAGGCCATTGAAGCAGCCAAACAGTACTCGATTAGGGCAGGGCTGGGGATGCGTAAACAGGTTGTGCCGGAGAGCGGGGTGCCGGTGCGATGAGTGAGCTACCGCCTGTACCAGAACAAGAAGAAATACCCGTTAATCCGCAAGCAGAGCGGAGTGGACGCGGTATTGCCTCCGTTGTAACGAGTGCTGTCGGAGCGATAACACCGGACCTCTCGCCACTTCTTCCAAACGTCCCTAGTGCCTTCAACGCGCCACTGCCCGATGTCGATGATGTGTTTGGGAAGCTGCCAGATGTCGATGAGGTGTTCGCTCCACCGAAGCCGTGGTACAGCAAGTCCCCAGCGCTGAGCCATTTCGCGGCGGAGTATAGCCGGGTTTGGGATCAGGCGATGACTACGGAAACTATTCCTGGTCAACCTGTGCCGACCCGTAAGCAGCTACAAGACGCTGGGGTGTTTGCGCAAACGGATGCTCGGATGCGTACCATCACCCAGCAATTCAACGAGATGATGTATCAAGCCATTATGGCCTCGCAAGCCACGATTATGGGCGCGGCTGGGCTTTCGGTGGAAACGGGAGTGCCACGCGAAGCGGTGGGTGCGGTGCTGGAAGTGTTCCCCGCAGGGCGTTTGACCGGCCTTCCTCGGGTGGCAGGTGCACCACTCGGCGCGCCAACACCTTTGATGAGACGAGCGCTCGAAGCAACCGAAAGAGTGACGCCGCTGCGCCGGGAGGTGCCCCTCGACCTGGATGTAGCTGCTGATCTCGGAGTGTTCGGACGCCGCTCGTCCGAGCTTACTGCATCGGAGCGGTTCGCGCCCAATGCTGATGTGTCGCTTACGGTGCAAGGGCGGACTGCGGAAGCCCCGATAGTAGGCGAGCCGGTTGCGGTTCAAGGCGAGGCGCCCGGCGCATTCCCGCCGCGGCCTCCTGAGATGCCGCCATTCACGCCTCGCGAAATAGCTGCCACCCTCGATCCACCACTCTTCGAGGCATACGATAACTTCACCGCGATGCACGCGGAAACGCTGCGGTTGATCAACGAAGAGGCCGAAGCCCGCCGCAACCACCCAACAGCGGTGGCTGCCCAGGAGTACATCGACCAAACACTGGCAAAGGTGGGCGGGGTCGAGAGCCGGTTGACCAACGCCCAACGGACGCGGCTCACCGAGACACGAGAGGCGTTGGATAGTTACCTGCATGAGGATACGCCGGCGATGGCGTTCCTACGGCAACGCCTCACGGAGGCGAACGAAGGGTTGCGGACGCTGGGACCACAGGTAGGAGCCGCTATACGCGATGCGACGGAAGCTGCGCATGGCCCTGAGCCAACGGTGGTTGCGCCACGCGGCGTCCAGACTACTATCAACCGCCTGCCTGGTGGTGGGTTTGAGGTCGTCGTAGACACGCCGGAAGGTGTGGGACGACTGGCCGCGGTTACGCCAGAGGCGGCTGCGGCTCAAGAGGCGCGCCTCAAGGCAGCTTACGCGCAGCGATCGGCCATCCTGGCCGCGAAGACGGATGCAGAAGCTGGCAAGCCGTTGCCGTATCGGGTCAACAACGCTGGCAACGTGTCAGTAGTGATGGATGGGGAGCGGATCCGACTCAACCTAACGGGTGAGGAGCGGGCGGCGCTTCGCAACGCAGAGCAGCGACGGAATGCTTCTGTTAGGGCAGAGGATGTGGCGCGGAACGACGCCGATGTGCAGGCGATCCTGCGACGCGGGGTGGACCGCTTGCGCGCCGAGGCATTGCCGATTAGGCTCGAGGAGAAGCCGGGCATAGCGGCGGCATCGGCGCGCCTCGAGCGCGAACTGACCTCGACCGGCATCCTATCGACGAGTGACATTCAGCGTGATTTCGCGGTAGGGTTTACAGAGGCCAACCGTATCCGAGATCGGATGATCGCAAAGAATGCCGAGAAGTTGCGGACGCTGTACCAGCGCAATGGCACCATCTCGACTGACGCAGCCCAGAAGCTGATGCTGGCGGGCCGCCCAGAGGCCGAAGCGAAGGCCGCCGCCCGTATCCTCCAGTCGATGTACGAGGCACACGCTGCCAGGTTCCGTGGGGAACTCGGAAGTGCATGGGACATTTATCAGCGCGAAGCCCCGAATGTACGAGGGCCGGGACAGCGCGGCACGGCCCGCGAAACGGGAGTTACGCTCGAACAACCGGCACGGGGCAAGATACGCCTCGCCGATCCATCCGACCCGCGCGCCGCTCGATCCCTCATCACCTTTTTCAAGAACGCCGACGCCTCCACCTTTATGCACGAGACGGGCCACGACTGGCTCGAGCGCCTGTTCCGCGATGCCACGCACGGCAAAGCTCCGCGCGATCTCGTCGAGGATGTGGCGGCGATCCGCGAGTGGTTGGGAGTGCGGGAGGGCGAAGCGATCTCAACGGCTGCCCACGAACAGTTCGCGTCTGGGTTCGAGCGCTACTTGCTAGAAGGAACTGCACCGTCGAAGGGGCTAGCGCGGGTGTTCCAGCAGTTCAAGGAGTGGCTCACTAGCATTTACCAGGGTGGAATACAGGCTGGGGTGCCGATCAATGACCGTATCAGGCAGGTCTTCGACCGGATGCTCGTTCCCGAAAGGGAACCGATCATTGCGCCGGAGCGTCCGACACCCGTTGATCCTGCCACTCAGGCCCGCGCCACCCCACCACACCTCGCGGCGCAGAAAGCGGACGATGTGCTCGCGGAACGCGAGGCAGCAAGTACGCAACTGAGAGCGGAGATCCTCGATGGACGACGAGATGCAAGACGCGGCCCAGCGCGAACTAGGGTATCTGATGGAGGTGCAGA